CCGATTGCGTTACCGGCCTGCTCAGCGATCACGCTCTCGATGTTGAAGCCCGCGTCGTTCAGCAGCTCATTGGCAATCTTGACAATGAAGGCCTGCTTGAACGGCGAAAGCAGCACGCTGTCGAAAGTCGGTTCGCTGTCTCCAATAGCGGAACCAGCAGCGACCTGCGAAGCTGTGGAGTACGCCGTGTAGGTCGGAATGCGGACATCTTCCCCGCTAGTGCGCTGAAGCACCTCGGAAACATCCAGCATCGGCCCCACCAGACGCGCAACGCCGTAAACCTGATCCAGGAAGGTCGTAGGTACGGTGTTGACTGACGGAACTAGAGTTGCGCGGCGTTCCGGCGGAGCGGCTTGTGACGCTGCCGGACGACCCGTCCGAAGACGGCGCCATGGACGCGGTGTGGGACAAGCTTGGTCGCCCCGAGGCCCCGGACAGCTACACGAACGCGCTAGGGGACGAGCACGCGGACGATGTGTTCAAGGGCGCGGCGTCAAAGGCTCATGAGCTTGGGCTGACGGACAAGCAGTTCGCCGGGATGCAGGAGTGGTTCGGCGAGGCGGCGCAGGGTTTGGAAGCCCAGCGCAAGGAACAGATCGACACCACGTATAACGACTGGGCGGCCAAGAACCCGGAGGCGGTCAACAACGTTCAGCGGCTGACGCAGGCCGTGGGCGTGAGCGCGGAGCAGATGGACGCGGCGCTGGACGGCGACAAGGCCAGCTTGTTCGACATGCTCGGCAAGGTCGCTTCGCGAATGAGCGAGGGCAAGGCTGTCGAGGGCGACGGCGGCGCGGACTTCACCATGTCACCGCAGGCCGCCAAGCAGCGCGTGGAACAACTCTGGGCCGACCCCGAGTTCGTGAAGGGGTATAACGATCCGAACCCGAAGGTTCGGCGCCCCTTCATCGACAAGATGGAGCGGTTCCAGAAGGCAGCGTCGGGGCAGAAATGACCCGGCGTGAGGCGAGAATGCGGTCCGTCGAGGCCCTGGCGCGCATGGGCGTGCGGGATGCCGACCGCCTCACGGCGGAGGCCCGCAAGATCGAGGAATACGTGATGGCCGCGGAAGGCGAGGACAAGGCGCAAGCCCCCTCGCCCCGCCGCGGGCGTCCGCCCAAGACCGAGGACAAGGCAACGTCCCCCTCTGACAGTCGGAAAGACGATGGCTGACGGCGGCCTGCGCCGAGAACCACGCCCCCTCTGGGTCAAGGCATCGGTTCGCTCTTGTGCAACCAGGACGGAGTGAACGGCAATGTCCGTGAATATCCCCGACCATTTCGTGGACCAGTATACCACGAACGTTGCGCATCTGCTGCAGATCAAGGGCGGCATGATGCGCGGAAAGATCTCCGAAGGCGGCCACGTTGGCGAGGGCGCGAGCGCCGTCGACCAGTTCGGCGCCGTGGAGATGCAGGAGGTCGTCTCGCGTTTCGCGCCGATGGGGCGCGTGGATGCCGAGGTTGACCGGCGCTGGGTCTACCCGACCGACTACGAGCTTCCGCAGCTCGTGGACACCTTCGACAAGCTCCGGCTGATGGTGGACCCGCAGGGGCCGCTGTCGCAGGCGGCAGTCAAGGCGGCCGGGCGACAGGTGGACCGGATCGTCTTTAACGCGTTCTTCGCGGACTCGAAGACCGGAAAGGAAGGCGGAACGACCACGACGTTCGACACGACCAATCATCGCGTGGACGCGGCTATCGGCGCCTCTGCCGATACCGGCCTGAACGTCGACAAGATCATCGAGGGCGTGAAAATCCTCCGCGAAAACAACGTGGAGGAAGACGAGCCGGTGATGATGGCGATCACGCCGGAGCAGCACGCCGACCTCCAGCGCCAGGCGCAGATCCAGTCGAGCGAGTTCTACGGCCGCACGATCCTCGGCGATGACGGCATGATCCGCCGCGTCCTCGGCGTGGATATCGTGGTGTCCAACCTGACGCCCTCGAACGCGTCCTATCGCCTGTGCCCTATGTGGGTTCGGTCGGGGATGTATCTGGGCATCTGGTCGGACGTGCAGGCGGCTGTCGGCATCCGCGAGGACATCTCCGGGCGCCCGTATCAGCTTTACACCACCCTGACGATGGGCGCGACGCGCCTTGAGGAAGGGCGCGTTATCCAGATCGAGTGCACGGAGGCGTAACCATGGCGCTCTACAAGTCCACTCTGGCGACGAACCTCTACGCCTCTCCGGCGGTAAGGGGTGAGAGCCACGGGGGCGAGGTCCGCCGCTACGGCACCTCGATGACCCTGACAACCGACCATGACAGCGCGGATGTCGTGGCCCTGTTCCCGGTTCCGTCGAATATGCAGGTGCGGAGCGTCCAGTTCTCCACCGATGGGTCGGCGACCACGGGCGCGGCGGATATCGGCATCTACACGCTGTCTTCGGACGGCGCCACGGCGACCGCCGTTGATGCCGACCTGTTCGCTTCGGCGCAGACCATCACTTCGGCGGGCGATCTGACCGAGGTGATCGATGAATCCTCGGTGTTCACCATCGCCGACCGCTATCTCCCGCTCTGGGAGGCGGCCGGCGAGTCCAGCGATCCGGGGGGCTACTACTGGATCTGCTACACGCTGACGGCCAACGTGGATGCGTCCACGGTGACGGCGGTCGACGTGACGGGCGTATGGTGATGGCGGTCACCTACTTCGGCGTGGACGTCGGCGGGATGCTGCCCGCCGATGTCTCCGTGGATACCTCCACCACGAGTTCCGACATCGAACTGGCGGTCGATGACAGCAACCTGTCGGCGGCGTCTGCGGACGCCATCGGCAAGATCATCGTCGGCCTTGAGGCGATCCGTCTGCGGGTTCTGGAGCGCGACTACTGATGGCAAGCGAGGTGGACATCGCCAACCGGGCTCTTTCCAAGCTGGGAGAGGCGCGCATCACGTCTCTCTCGGAAGCGAGCAAGCCCGCGCGCGCGATGAACGCCCGCTATGAGCATCTGAGGGACGCGGAACTGGAGGCGCACCCGTGGCGCTTTGCGGTGACGCGAACCACGCTTCCGAAGCTGTCGGCGGCCCCCTCCTGGGGGTATGCGAACGAATACCAGAGGCCGGCGGACGATCTTCGGCCTCTCGCCATCGGCGATCATGCCATCCCGGTCGCTGCGCTGGGGCTCTACTATTCCTCCAGCGGCTACGACGCATTTTCCGGCGCGCCGTTCGAGATCATCAATGGCAACATTCACACCGATCTGGGCGCGCCGCTGAAATACGAATACATCGCTCGCGTCGCCAATTCCGGCGCCTTTCCCGCGCAGTTCGTGGAGGCGCTGGCGTGCCGGCTGGCGGTCGACGCCTGCGAAGAGTTGACGCAGAGCGCGTCCAAGTTCGACCGCGTCGAGGCTATGTATCGCGAGGCGATTAAGACGGCGCGGCGGACGAACATGCTTTACCGGCCCCCGTCCACGCGCCCGACAGGGCCATGGAACCGGGCGAGGGCCTGACATGGCGAAAGCTTCCCCGGCCATCACGGCGTTCAACGCTGGCGAGTGGACCCCGCTTCTTGAAGGGCGGGTTGACCTTGTCGGTTATGCGGCGTCGGCGCAGACGCTCGAAAACTTCATTCCGACCATTCAGGGCGCCGCCGTGCGCCGGGCGGGGACCAAGTTTGTCAAGCGTGCGAACGCATCGGAGCGCGTGTTCCTGGTCCCTTTCATTCGCTCGCGCAGCGTCGCTTACGTGATCGAGTTCGGGCCGAGCTATTGCCGGTTCTACACCAACCGGGGCACGGTGCTGACCGGCTCGCCGACGACGATAACCGGCGCGACGCAGGCAAATCCTGTGGTCATCACGGCTGCGTCTCATGGCTTCTCCGATGGCGACGATGTTTTCATCTCCGGCGTCGGCGGGATGGCAGAGATAAACGGCCGCTGGTTCAAGGTGGCGTCTGCCGCGACGAACACATTCGCCCTGACCAATGAATTCGGCGACGATATCGACGGGACTGGTTATACCGCGTTCATATCGGGCGGCGAGGTAGATGCGCCCTACGAAATCAGCAGCCCCTACGATACGGCCGCGCTGACCGGCGATGACGGGGAGTTCGGCCTGGACTACACCCA